AACCAGCGTGGTTACAATGCCAGGCGGTGCCTGCCCACGCACTATCTGTTCAACTTCTTCGACCGTCGCTTCTAGCCCCATAGTGGTGAGACGATCCTTTATTTCATGCACCACTTCGCCGACGGTTTTGCGGAATTTGGGTGCCCGAAAACTCCCCAAGCCCATGAGGGGTGCGTCCCGTTTGACCTTCTTGCCCCACTTGCGCATCTTCATCACTTTTTACCCATACCTCGGTGTCCGAACAGTTGAAGTAGTAGCTGACATCATGGTAACACAAACGAAGAGCTTTTCCCATGGACCCCAGACTTAACCTCCCCCCGAACCCTGACAAGGACTGGGCCGAAATGGAGGACAAGGTTGCGCGAGCAACCTTTGACTCGGAGAAGGCTTCCCCACAGATCGAACTCACGGAAAGCTTTCGCTCGTTCCGTAACGCGGTGGACTTCGTAGTTCATCCTGAAGGTTTAGCTATGCCTTCCTTGTACGAATTCCCCCGCCAGTTTCAGTACTTGAGAGACTTCTACGCCTTGATTTGCCCCAACTGCAACACCCCGGGACGTAACCCCGAAATGCCCTATGACTGCTGGGGTCTGTCGCCTGCACAGATGCAGGATCAGATTCTTTTCGAGCGTGAAGAAGACGGCACGTACCGTTGTCCAAAATGCAAGCACACCCAAGGGCAGTGTGGCGTCATTCTCCCCCAGACGATGATCGGTATGGCCGGCATGCGCTCCGGGAAGTCCATCCTCGCCGCTCTGATTACCCTGAACGAGCTGCACAACGACTTGATGATCCCAAACCCGCAGAAGGTGTGGGGTCTCGCCCCCAGGCAACGGATTGACTACACGTGCATCGCAACGAAGGTTGAGCAGGCGGAAGGGACCATCTTCTCGGCTATCTCGAACATCCACGAGAACAGCCCATGGTTCCTGCGCTACAACCGGGCGCTCATCGACACGGCGCGTGCGAAAGGCATCTCGGCGGACCGTGTGTACACCAAGAACCTCACGGACCTTCGCTACTACCACAAAAACTTCTTCGTGGAGAACTCCGGCACGAACTCAGCCGGGCTGGCGGGGAAGACGCGCAAGGTAGTCGTCATTGACGAAATCGGCAGAATGGTGGACACCGAGTCACGCATGGGGGTGGATGCCGTATACACCACAATGGACCGCTCACTCCTGACGCTTGCCGAATTCGGGTCCAAGATGATCTGCATTTCATCGCCGTGGTTGAAGGACGACAAGATCATGGAGCTGTACGCTTCGTCCGTCGAAGCGAAGAACCCCCGCATCGTCTACTTCCGACACCCGACGTGGGACTTCAACCCAAAGCTTCCCCGCGATACACCCAAGATCATGGAGGCGTTCCAGAACAACCCGACGGACGCGATGCGCGACTACGGATGCGACCCTCCAGGGATCAACGATCCATGGATACCGGCGGAGCGTGTAGACGACTGCATCGACCCGAACGTCCCCGCCTTGCTCACTGTGCAGGACTACACCACCTCCATCATCATGGATAACGTCCGCACGGACATGGTGTGCAAGCGCATTATCTGGAAGGACGTAATGACGACCAAGCACCTCGTCGTATCCTGTGACCCTGGTCATCGTAGAGACAGCTTCGGGATGATCCTCGCCTACTTGAAGCTCGTACGTACCCCACTCGCCGGGAAGGAGCCGCACATGTTTGTCGGGTACTCGATGGCGTGGGAGCCTACACAGAAACCCCGGCGCGAAGTCAACTTCCGCAACGTCATTGACCTGATCAAGGAATTCGACAAGCACTGGATTCTCGACAACGTGATCTACGACCAGTGGCAGTCTGTTCCGCTCATTCAAGACCTCCAAGCAAACAACATCCGCGCGATGCGTACCGACTTGAAGCAAGACGATTGGGACCTCCTCGCTTCACTCTTCTTCAACAAACAAATTCACCTGCTACACCCGAAGGTCGGTGGCAAAGGATCAGAACGCTTGATATGGGAGTTGAAGAACCTCCAGATCAAATCCAACTACCGAGTGGATCACTCACCCGCCACCTCTTCGGATATCGCCGTCTGCCTCGCCCGCGCGGCTAAAGGACTCCTCAGTGAGAAGGCGACGCAGCACCGTGTACTCGACGCCGCGACACAGAACATTGGTCAGACCGTTCGATTCCACCGCCCATAGACGGCGCATAAGGAAGGTGGAGGCTCCTTGGCTTTCCGGCGGCCAAGAACTTTCGAGCTGGGCGCACTCTATACCCGGCTACCTATTCGAGGGCACGCCTGACTAGGCACCCTCTCGCTGTGATCACGGGATGAAGGACAGCACCTCGGGGTGCGGAACTCCCATGAAGTGCAAGATGAAGTGGATCAGCGGAACCGCGATCATGATCTTCACCATCCAGCAGCACAGGTGATGCTGGAACCGCTCGTGTAGGTGCAGTCGATCGTGAGCGTTCGGTATCTCAGGCTCCAGCTCCAATTCGCTCGGGGGTGTCTCGTAGCTCATTTCACCCTCTCGTAGTAGAAATTTGACACGACCTTGAGGTTGACGCGCCCACACTTCGGATGCCACCGTTCCTGCATTGGCTTCACAACAATGCCTTCACGGACATGATCAGCGTCCGGGACAAGACTCTTCCCGTCCGCCAGACCGATGATCAAGTTAAACTCGAACTCGCATGAGGCAATGAGGGGCACCCACGGTAGCGTAGACGCTGGGGGACCATTCGGGTTCGGCTGGAAACTCTGCAAGTCGGCTGCATCCACCCATCGGCCCTCATGAAGAATGTCAAACACGGCGACTTTGATCTCCCCCCGCGCTGTCCCATACTTCAAGTCCTGCACCTGCCCGTAGACTTCCCCGTAGACGGCAGTACCCGGGTTCATGGTGAGGAAATTCTCCAAAGCGGGGGAACCGATCAGAGCCCGCCACCACAGATTATTCACGTCGTAGCGTTTCCACGTCGTGTGCGATCCACAATGGAAGCGGTCGCCATCGAACAGCCAACGCCCATTCGCTCCGTGAATCTTCTCTGTGACGTACACAGGCTCGCCCTCTTCAAAGACGACACGACCGTACTTGCGGAACGCTTCCACGTCATACGTCGGGTACACCCACCCCTCCGCACGAGGCGCCACGTCGCACTCCCCGCCTGTCTTAGCGTTCGGCTCGGGTGGGTCATAATGCTTGACGCCCAAGCGCTCCGCTACGTCGTCTCCCAGGACGGCATCAGGAGGTGCAGGGATAAGAAGACCCATAGACCACTCACCACGCAGGCGGCGGGCCTTCGTCCGCACCATCGTCTTTTCCGGATGCTTCGGGTCCGCCAGGAAGGCGAACTCGGGGCGGTCTACCGGGACAAGGGAGTCGGGCTGAATGTAGGCGCCTAACCCACCGCTTCTGAAATCCGTGGTCCGCACGATCGCCTGGTAGCCTTCGATCTTGACGATAGAGAGCGCGTCCGCGTTCGGGTGCGGCTCAAGTATTACACGAACGATCTCAACTTGATGGGTGGTGGCCGACACTTCTGTTCTCCTTGCTGTGGAACTTCCGACGCTTCGGGAGCGACGACTTCGTAGGGTGCGCTTCACTCCAGGTGTGGAGTGCTCGGCGGATGACCGTCGGGTCAATGTCCAATTCGCAGCAGATGTTCTCGAACGAGAACGGCCAGACTGTCGGACCCTCCGCGAACCAATCCCGCGCCTCCTCGAACTTCACCCGGGATTTTGTGCTCTCGGCGTGTGCGTACTTCTGGAAGGATCACGCACAAAGCGGCCAGCCCGCCTTGTCCCTTGTTGTTGTTGTTCTTCATTCACTTTCTCCTTCAAGCGTCAGAGGTTTTCGGCACGACAATGGCAAAGCGCTTCTGCTTGCCGTACTGGAAGGCAGCCGTGACGTTTGCGTTCATCACGTCGAGGCGAAAGCCTTTGATGGCACCGCCGCAATCCTGTGCCTGGAACCAACCCAAGTCTTCGATCCATATCCACGAGCCGTAGGGGATCAAGGCGGGGTCCACTGCGACGATGCGGGCCTTCGGATCAGCCTTCATGTGGGTCGAGGTATGCTTGCCGTCCCCGAAGGCGTTGATACCCCCGGCGCTCGGTGTGTACTTCGTCACGATGAAACGCCGCCCCCACGACTTCTCGCCCACGTCGTTGATCTGCTGCTTGGCGTCGAGCACTTCCTCATGACTACGAGCGAGTGCCGCCAGGGCGGTATTCGACCGCGCGTAGTTGCGCTCCACGACTCGAAGGTCGTGGTTCAGGGATGAGAGGCTAAACGCGCGGCGACTCGCGTAGGCCGAGATGACGCCCACCACGGCGGCGAAGAAGAAGGCCAGCGCTAAACCTACCCGCGCCAGGCGCCGATAGTTCCGATGCTCACGGACTAGGCAGGCCTGCTCCGCAGACGAAACACACACGACCGTGTTCCACAGCTCATTCATGGGTCCTCCTTGTGATTCGCCTCGATGATTTCGAGGTAAACGACGCTCTTACACCCCGCGCCATTACGCGGAGTGGCTGGTGCGCGTCGATGATTTCGCCAGCACGGGTGCAGTCACCCTCCCGCTCCGCAGCGAGGGCCGCAGGCGGGAGGACTTCACACTCATGGTCCACCGGCTTACCATCGCGAAGCCGGTGGGCGAAGTTACAGCGCGACGTGACGTAGAAGCTCATGCTGCCACCTTCGGGGCGACCTTCTCGAACGCGAAGACCGCGCCCGGCGTCGCGAAGAAGCCACACTGCGCCGCGAGGAACCTAAGCTGCCTCACCGTCAGGGCGGTCGGCTGCACGATCCACTTCGGGTCCTTCGGGTCGGTCTTGTCGAAGCGACGGTCGCGCCAGTCCGACACGGCGTTCTTGAAGGTGGCGAGGACGTTCTCGTTGTAGGGGAAGCGGACGACGAAGTGCTTCACGTCACCGCTGTCAGCGCCGCAGGCGGCGCTGATCACCTGCTTCGGGGCACTGGCGGCAGCGATCTCCGCGTCCGACTGGTGCTCCCACACGAGGGCGGCGAGGAACGCATCGACGGCAGCGACCTTCGCCTTGCCCTTGAGTCCCTGCGTGATCTGCGTACCGGCCGTCTCAGCGTTCGCGACGACCTGGCGGCGGTACTTGCGGACGAAGCGGGCGACGTACCACTCGACCTTCGCCGTGATGCGGTCGCGCTGCGCGATGCTGTTGGCGAACCGGGCGTCCAAGCCGGAGAAGCCGACATGATCCCATGTACGGGCATCATCGCAGTGGTTCGAGACGGACTTGAGAGCTTCGTGGATCGTCATACGTTGGTTCCTCCACTCATGAGTATAGCGGGTATTGATCAAAAAGTCAAGCCCCGGAAAAGTAGGAGAGGGGTCGGAGTAGGCCGCACCCGGCACATCGGCCCCTCTCCCAAAGAGTGCCCTCTCCTCCACATCCTCTCCCACGGGGGCGCGAGGGTGCAAAGGAACGCACTCCATATAGCATCGCTTAACTCCGGGACAAGGGGTCGAACCTCAGTTTCCTGATTCAAAGTCAGGCGTCCTACCGACTAGACGATCCCGGAAACGTGAAAAGTGATGAGAGTGTGAGTCGAACACACGGCGGCCGTCCGGCCACGCGCTTTACAGGCGCGTCCCGCCCCCTACGGGTGTACCTCATCAGAGTCAAAGGTCCAGTGCTTGCCGGGCTTCGTCGTCCGTCAAGATCAGGTCTGTGTCGAGGTTGAGGTAGGCATGCCTCCCGCTGCGTGGCTGCCAGCAGTACAGGAGGCGCAGACCCGTGCGGGTCTTGAAGGGCGTCTCGGTCCCGCCGCAGGCGGGCACCCAATTGCCCTGCTGGCGCCAAGCTTCGCGCTCCGCGAGTGCCTGAGCCACGCTCATGACTTCACCCACTCGCCACCCTTGACGGTAAGGGGGAGGCCAAGGTCGCGGGCAACCTTCGCGATGCCGCGCTGCGTTGGAACGAACGCCACGGAGAATGCTTTGGTCACCTCATCGACCGTGCGCGCCTCGAAGCAACCGACCGCCGCCTTCAGGAGGCGCGG